AATTTATTGGTGCAGTCGGTGGCGATGAGGGTTTAACCAATACTTTTAGCGTGTTTATTGATGGCGTCAAAAGTTTTGTGCTACCAATTTTGGGCAGTCTTAAAGGCGTCTTTGATAAAATTAAAGGAATCGTAGACGAAAATAAAGATGCTTTTGCAGCATTGGTAACTTTCCTTTCCAAGGTCGTTGCACCATTTTTAGGCGGTGCTTTTGCTCTTGCAATCAAAGTTTTAGGCGTGGCATTAGGCGGCATTTTGACTGTCGTTTCAAAAATTATTGACGGCTTCTTGGCGATCATCAATTTAGGCAAGAAAATTGGCGATGCGCTAGGTGGTCTGTTTGGCAACAACTCATCTAACTCATCTAACTCATCTAACGCTAGTTTCGGCGCGAGTATCCCATCAAGCATTGTGAGTAATGCCAGCAAGAATAAGGGCGGGTCTCCAATTAACATTACAGTCAATGGGGCAATCGATCCTATTGGTACTGCTCGCACTATCGTAAACCTTCTCAATCAGGAGGCTACGCTCTCTGGTACATTTAACAGAGTCGGTTCGTCGAAGTTGCAATCTGTATGACCTGGAATCCTGAAGCAACAGTCCACATAAACGGGACTGACTACACGTCAGAATCCCTTGGCGGTGTCACGATCAATTATGGTCGAACATCCGTTTGGGAACAGCCTAGAACCTCTTATGCAATCATCAATATCCTAAATGCGACCAATACCGATTTTGCATTTGATATGAACCAATCAGTATTAATTACTGCCAAGAATACGGCAGGCACAGACGTGACCTTATTTACTGGCAAAGTCAACCAAGTAACTAACACAGTTTCAGGCGCTGGGGCTAATCTAAAGGTAGCGGTTCAGCAGATTACCGCTATTGGCTCATTCGCAATAATGGCTCGTAAGATTCTTTCAGGAGTTTCATACCCTAAAGAAATGGATACAGTAAGACTTACTACCATTCTTAATTCTGCTGGTGTAACTATCGATGTTATCGATTCTCCAGCCATTTATGAGTTTGAAGCTGTAAGCCCAGCAACTACGGATGCCTACACAATGGCTGCCAATTATGCTCAACAGGCATTCGGTTATATTTATGAAACCCCCGCAGGTACAGTCGGTTTCGCTAATGAATCACGCAGATCCATCGATGTAACTGCAAACGGCTATATGGATATCCCAAGGTCTTATATCAACTGGCAGTCAGTATCTAGCCAAAAGTCCTTAGCAGATATTACAAACAACGTTGATCTAACTTGGCGAGCAGGTACAGAGACTGCTACCGATACAGTTTCCCAGGGCTACTATGGACTTAAAAGCGCATCCGTTAGTACAGAGTTGCACAACAAGTCAGATGCAATTCTTCAGGTAAATCGCTATCTTGACTTACGTTCACTACCTAGAACCTCTTTGTCAAGTTTTACTATTGAACTAGATTCAAGCCTGGTCACTAATGCAGACCGAGACACGTTTTTGGCTGGAATGATGGGCGAGCCTATTGAGATCGATAACCTGCCTTTAGCCATTAAGAACCGAATCTATCGAGGATTCGTTGAAGGCTATTCCTTTCAGATCAGTCGGACTCAAATGACGATGACTCTGATTACTAGCGACTATACTTATTCCATTGCGCCAACGCGATGGCAGGATGTGGTAGCGACCCTTAGATGGAACGCTGTCCCAGCCTCAAAGACTTGGGTAACTTACGATGACTAGGAGAACAAATGGCAACTAGCCCGAATTATGGGTGGACAGAACCCGACGACACCAGTTTCGTTAAAGATGGTGCCTTGGCTATGCGTACTCTTGGAAACGCAATCGACTCATCACTTAATGACCTACAAATCCTACTGCTCATGGGGGCGCGCTAATGGCTACAACACCAAAAACCATATTTAGAGGAGCTGCTACTACAGGAAGCACAACTCTCTATACAACACCAGCATCAACAACGGCGGTAGTAACTAACATTGTTGTTACAAATACCTCTTCATCTGCTCAAACATTTAGCATTGCCTTGGCTACAACATCTCTGCATACAACAACAACCATTGCTGCTAACTCATCAATTTATATTGATCTAAAGCAGATTCTGGTTGCAACTCAAACTGTTACGGGTTTTGCATCGGCAGTAACAGTTAACTTTCATATTTCAGGAGTGGAGATCGTTTAATGGCAATTAACACAATACCTACAAACGATCCTAAAACTCCTAGACGTTTAACTCTTACATCTGGCACATCATGGGTGGTGCCTACTGGTGTGACTTTTGTCAATGTCACTTTGACAGGAGGTGGGGGCGGTTCTGGTGGTGGTTCAACTGCTGCTGTCGATACTGGCGATGGTTGCGGTGGATCGGTCATTGTTTCTAATTTGACAACAACTCCAGGCGCATCTATTACTTATGCAATCGGCGCAGGAGGTACTGCTGGAGCAGCTGGTCCTGGACCAACAGCCGGTGGCGCAGGCGGTACGACTACTTTTACTGGTGCAACATCTGCAGTCGGTGGAACTGGTGGTCGCACAAATACAACTGCTGGAGTTGCGGGCACAGCCCAAGGTATGGCGAATAATGGTGCAACAGGTTCGGCAGGTAACGCATCAAACGTCGCAGGTGCAGCTGGTGGAGCAGGCAAAATCGAGATCGAATACTGGGTATAAAAATGGATAGATTATTTGCAGTTATTGAAAACGATAAAGTTATTAACGTCATTGTCGGAGTTGAGGATTCAGTAATAAAAGCCAATCCTGGCAAGTATATTGAATATACTAATGGTTGGACTCATCCAGATGGAATCGATGGAGGAGAGTTCTTTCCTCCTAAAGAATTGACTAATGCCAAAACCGCGACTAAGTAAAGCTGCGATTCAACTACGCGAGCAGATTGATGACAGTTTCCCAGATCGAGACAGAACATCTGATGGGTGGATCGCTGATAGCCGACACTCTAAGGTTAAGTCTCAACACAATCCAGATGCTCAGGGATGGGTTCGCGCCATCGACGTTGACTCTAATCTCGACAAGTCGCGTGGGACATCCGTATATCTTGCGGATCAGTTACGAGCCTATGGTCGCAAGCATGGACGAATTGACTATGTTATCCACATGGGCAAAATCTGCTCACGAAAATCCCTTTGGCGATGGGTCAAATATCGCGGCATCAATGCCCACACCCATCATATCCACATCTCTTTCAAAAAAGATCAAGATGAAAATAGTAAGTTTTATCAAATCCCGATGCTTGGAGGAACCGAATGAAAATCAATAACCCTTATGTCCTAGCCCTTGGTGCATTTCTTGCAGCTTGGTCTGCCACTAATTTTGACATCGACTATCGCGCAGTCCTACTTGCCATCGTTTCAGGCATTTTCGGATATGCAACTCCTAAAAGGTAATGAGTGCCAATGACTGGGCAGGATTCATTCTTGCTATTGTCTCGACGATTGCTGTATTTCTTGGCGGTTTGCGTTATCTGGTTCGCGGTTGGTTGTGGACTCTTACACCGAATGGTGGCTCATCTCTCGCTGACCGATTGGCAAGAATAGAGACACGCCAAGAACAGATGATGGAACTGCTAGAGAAGTAAGGGACACTTATCCACATGGCAAGAAAAGCAACTAAGGCGTTAGAGGAACAAGGCTACTCAAAACTTGATGCTTACTGCATTGGGCTTTACGAGTACTTTTGCAGCTTGAAGCGAGCAGGGTTTGCCGAAGATGTTGCCATGTTCATGATTACAGAGCCACAGGCTTACCCGCATTGGATATTGCCTGACCCTATTGCGCCTGAAAAGTTTGGCGATTACGAAGATGAGGATGACGATTAAGCGAATAGTCGTAGTCTCGGACTTACAAGTCCCTTACCATGACAGGGTTGCCACTCGTAACCTTGCTAGTTTTATTCAGAAGTTTAAGCCAGATCAAGTAGTGACTATTGGCGATGAGATTGACCTTCCCCAGATAAGCAAGTGGGAAGAAGGGCGCATGGGCAGTTATGCTCAAACGCTCGACGATGATCGTAACGAGGCTGTTCAGCTGCTCTGGGAATTAGGCGTTACTGACTGCATAAGGTCAAACCATACAGATCGTTTGTATAACATCATCATGGCTAAAGTGCCTGCCTTTGGCGCTTTGCCTGAATTGCGCTTCGAAAAGTTCATGAAGTTTGATGAACTGGGTATTACCTTTCACAAGAACCCTATGCCTATTGCTCCTGGCTGGATTGCAGTCCATGGCGATCACACACCAATCAAGCCACTAGGGGGCTTATCAGCCCTTGAAGCAGCCCGTAGGCATGGCAAGAACGTCATCTCAGGACATACTCACAGGGCAGGCAGATCAGCCTTCTCAGAGGCTTCTGGAGGGCGTATAGGGCGTGTTTTGCATGGTGTTGAGGTAGGCAACCTAATGGACTTCAAACAAGCTGCATACACTAAAGGCGTGGCTAACTGGCAACAGGCGTTCGCCATCATCTATGTAAACAAGGCAAAAGTCCAGGTGGACATCATTAACATCGAGAAGGACGGCACATTTATCGTTGCTGGAAAGTCCTACGGCAGGGCGCGTTAAATCGTTATCGTTTCGTTATCTAAGAAACGGGTAATTGTCTGCTAAATGTGAGACATTAATCCATGTCAGACCCCAAACAACTGACACGGGAGCAAAAATGAATCAACTATTAACAAATCATATTCTAAGTACAGCAGCTGATTATGTAGCAAAAGGCTGGAAAGTATTGCCATTAAAGCCAAAATCAAAAGATCCACATTTTGACCTAATCAAGCGAGCATATCTTGATGCATCAAATGACATGGATATTGTTAATTTCTGGCACAAGATGGATCCGAAGATGAATATCGGCATCGCTTGCCAGCCTTCTGG